ATCATAAATATGTCCAACTATTTCGGATTCTTTGTGTTCAACATCCATGGCCTTGTTAATTATGGTATTTTCAGCCTTTACCAGTTCTGACGGAAGAAAATATGCATGATTTAGATTAGCGCCAGAAGAAACAAAAACAGCAGAAAAATATTGTAAATCAATCTGCTTTTCGCCTTCTTTAGGCAGCTCAATAACAGAAGCCGCTTCTTCTCTCAAAGCTTCTGTTTCTTCATGCAATTGAATCTCAGCTTTTAAATATAATTTTTCCACATCAACTCCTCCTTATAAACTACTATGACTTCTTTCTTCTGTCTGCACCTTTAATGTACAATTTCTTACGCTTTGCCATAATTTCCCCCTTATTATTTAATTGGTTAGTTTATTTCTTATTTTTTAATCTTACTATGTTTAATTGATGTTGAAAATTAGCAAATTCTTCTTCACTCATACCTTCAACATATTCCCCAATTGTTAATTTAGCTTTCTGTGGTTTCTTTGGTTTTGTTTTACTTGGGGTAACATCTGTATCTTTTTGTTTAGTCTTAGCTGGTTGACCTGTTGGCCGGCCTTGAGAAGGTGTTCCTGTCGGAGCTTTCTGGGTGGGTTGTACCATACTCCCCATACCTTTAGCTTGTTGCCAGGGTGAACCAATAATACCAAACGTACCATCTTCAACCAGTGGAAATTCTTCTTTCATATTCATCAATTCGTTCGGATAATCAAAACCAAGAACCTCATGAGCTGTTCTATAACTCAACATTCTACGATCAACTAATTGAGACACAGTATTCATATAAAGGATAAGATCTTGAAGGACGCTTTCATCCCACCTAACCTTAGGAAATCTATCAAACTTCATAGCCTCGGCAATTTGTTGATACTCTCTATATAACCACCTAGTAACTTGATTCCTTGCATAATTTATTTCTTCCATCAATCCTTTTGTTACTAAACTAGCTTCAGCTGTATTCAAATCAGAAATACCATCTATAAGGGCCCGAGAAATAGCTAAACCCCCTGTAATATCATCGTTAACTTGTGCATACTTATCTTGTCCAAGAATAGCCTCTATTTCAGGAGAAACTATCTTTTCAACTTGTAATGTGTGATTCCAAACCACATCAAATGATTTGCTGGGTGTATTAAATAATTGTGCTACAGCCTCTAACTCAGACTGTGTAGTAACGGGATACTCATCAGATCCTATTGTAATTTTTAAAATATAATTAGAAATACCATCTAACGTGCTTAGGTCAGCGTTTTGTAAAGCTTTTTTATAATCCAATGCATCATAAACACGCGTTGATCTTGGTCTAGCATATCTCTCATAAGGTTGCTTTCTGTAAGTAACACTTCCAACCAACCTAGAATCTAATTTATATTCTCCGCCTTTTTCAGCAGCAGCTTTTAAATCTGCAGGTAAAGCTTTAATCAAAGCCTTTTCATCCTCTGTTAACTCAGCTGTAGGTTTGCCCAACATTGTTGTTAACTCTGGAGGTAATCTTAAAGAAACAGATACTTTATCAAATAATAAATTACCTGTAACAACAAATAACTGTGGATTTAAAACTGTATAAGCTACTGGTAAATGTCCTTTGGACCAAATATTCTTTTTAGCAGCTTGTTCTCCAGTACTTGTTTTAGTTGGTCTATTTAATTTTTTACCTGGAACAGGTGATAGATATGATACTCGTGGTTCGTATTTGGCTAAAACTTTGTAAGTTATAACATGGCCGATCTTGAAAAAATCAAGAAAGATCCATTCCAAAACCTCATCCATCCTTACATCAAAACACCAAGTATCATAAAATTGTTTAATTTTTTCATCATCTATATCATTTTCAAAACCCTTAAATGCTAAACTAGCTAATAAATTAATAGTTGTACCAACTAAAGGTTCTTTATAATAATATTTATCTGCTCTTTTAAATAGATTCTGGGGGGAATCTTCATATGGATCTTTCTGAGCCAGATCCAGATACCCTCTATCAAGAGCGTCTCTTGTTATAGTAGCAGCTTTATCTCGAAATTGGCGTGGTACAACTGCCCCTCCATTTTCGAGAAATGCTAAAGTTTTAGTTGTGGGTTGTAAATAAAATGATGCCTGTCCTGTGTTAACATTTGTCTCAACTTTATGTATCCCTACATCCGGGAATTGTTTTTGGAGTTGAGCTGTTATCTTTTTAAATTTATCTTCCATTATTTAATTCCTTTTTATACTAAAATTGTTCCAGCATTATCTACATTAATACCAGAGTTAGTGGTTGCATCTACTTTTATATAATCTGGTCTACCAATCAATTTCTCTATATCATAATAATCTTCGCCGGACCACGTAGTTGCATCTTGATTAGCTCTATATTTTGAACGATCTTCTAAATAACTTGTAGCCATATCTACACTCCTTTATTAAAATGGAATTGAAAAGGATACACCAAATGAGGTGTCTGCGCCGGCCCAACCAATACTAGGTCCTATAAATGCATTATTAATTAAAGGAACTGCTTTTCCAAAATTCCATTGGGCGGGTGAGAATGAAAATACAAAATCATCATCCTCTTCATCAGTATTAGATATTCCAGCACCAAATGTTAGAAAGCGCCAATCCATATCAACATTTGTTCTTCCATAAGAAGCTATACTTAAATCTAATGTTGGCGCAAAAAAATCATTAGTAAAAACACCACTTAATCCTAATCTTGGATTTAAAAAACTAAAACTTTTATGGCTTATTTTGTTTTTAGCCCATTTAACTTCAGTTAATTTAATAGGATATAAATTACCTTTTGTTTCCTTCATTTGGTTATTCTTAGCATTTAATTCTACATATCTATTAAACTTACCTTTTTTATCTTCAGTTTCAATTATATTAGCTTCTATTTCAACAGGATATGTTCCAACTTTCCATAATTTATTTGGATCTGGTTGGTTGGGATGAAACATTGCCCAAGCTATTGGGTATTCCTGTCCATCCGAAGCTTTTTTATAAATCTTTATAAAATGATGATCCGTTACTTTACCTTTCAAATAAACATGAGAAGATTTTTGTTGAAGCTTTACAGATTGTTCAAGCTTAGCTTTTATTATACCCACTTCGTCTATCTTCTCATTATTTTCTTTAGATAATTGTAATATTTTACTATTTTGTTCTTCTAATATCTTTTTCAAATCCGCCACTTGCTGCTTACTTGCTTCGAAAGCTATTTTCCAAGCATTATCATCAACCTTAACAATTTGTGGTGGAGATGGTTGTGTTGGTTTAAACATATCTACTAAAGCATTAAACTTAGTAAATAAAAATAAAACACAAATCACCAACGTAATACTTTTAACTATCCCAAAAATATCCCACCTATATTTAGACTCCATAATTCATTCCTATTTATCTGTATTTAATTCCTTATCCGCTTCACCAGCTTCTTCTTTAAGAGCTGTTCTTGTAATTATTCTACCTAAAGCTAAAGTTACAAAACCGCCCCCTAAAAATGCTAAACCTGCCGCAGCACCTATCCAAGGTTCCTTACCATCAGGCTTCATATGAAACATACCCCAAATAGTAGGTACATACAGTAAAGCTAACCATTGATATTTTACAGAAGCAATATTTCTAAAAATCTTCTGAAACCATAAATCCCAAAATGTTTTTTTGAAAAAGGAAATCTCGTCGCTCATAATTAAATCCTCCTAATAAAAACAGTTCTATAAATAGTGAGGTTACATTATTATTTAATTCTTTTCTTTAAAACAGCAGCACCTAATTCTCGTCCAGTGGTCCTAACTACAGGCGCTTGGGATTGCCCTATACTAGGCACATGTTGATCCCAACTACTGCTTGCAGCATGTTGCCGGACCATACCACCACTTGTATATAATACAGGCAAACCATCTTCCTCTAACTCTCTTTCTATTATACGCGCACCATGAGCTGCTAATATCATGGCTGAATACAAATCCTTATTCTGTCCTTTCTTAGGCGTATCAAAATGTAAAAGACCGCTTGGTGTTTGTGTTACAATAATACTGAGCATTTGAGATTTCAGCATATTTATTTTTGAAAACACTATAGCAAATTTATCCTGAACTCCAGTAGGTGCTTCAGGGAATTTTAACCTTTTATCCTCTAACAAAGCTAATGTTGAAAAATTAGCATCAGAGATCCAAGAAGGATTAAAATTCACCATTTCTAAAACATGCAGACCCTCTAAATGCGCTTTATCTTTATCTGTACGATCTATTAGAGGTTCATGGCCACCATAACCTTCTTCTAATAAATCCATGATAGCTTTTCCACCACCACCCTTATCCATAAAAATTCTCATTACATTATAAGAATCATATATTCTCTGTATAGCCTCTGTCAAACCTTGTGTAGTTTTATTTTTTAATTCTAAAACATTAACTACTTGATTAACAACCCCTAATTTTATTATTACCACACCACAACTGGCAGCACCACCTTGATTTGGGTCTACACCAACAACATATTGCGCATCACTTCTTCCAGATAATTCTATCTCCACACCACTATCTATAGTACATTCTTCTAACAAAGATGCTTTGAAAAAACCCTCAGAATCTGAAATCATAGCAGCTTCATATTCCATTTGAAACTCATAAGAAGACATTGTACGTTTGGCTTCTTCAATACTATCAAGTTCTAAAAATCCCGGAGGCATAAACCAATAAGGAATTTGAAAAACCATATGCCTTGAATCATTACCTAACTTATCCATCATTTCCCAATGGTCCTTCATACGCCGCCACATATGGTTAAATTTAAAGAAACCAGATGAAGTCATCACCATCTTGTTTACACTTTCATCTTCAAAATCATCTTCTGTTGCTAAACCCTCTTCTATTAATTTCCTCTGCTGCTCCAATCTTCTAACTTTTTCCATAGGCTCTAAAGAAACAGCTGCGAATGGACGAACAACTAAATCAAGAACTTTATCTGGTACTTGGGCAAGCTCGTCTACACAAATTAAATAAAAACGAGATCCTCTAATTTTAGCACCATCTATACCGAGAGGTAATGCTTCAATATAAGAACCATTATACCCACCAACAGCTTTGAATTTTAAATAACATGTATCTGTTTGTCTGATAGGTCTTTTTTCAGCAGCTTGTCGTATTATAGCTGATTTACTATATAACTTTTCAACCTCGGAAAAAATCATTTTGGATTGACGAAAGGTGGGAGCTATTAATCCAACTCTATAACCTGGGTATAATAAACAACTTAGAACAGCTAATAATCCTTGCATATAAGTTTTACCACAACCCCTACCCATAACACCGATTACGTAATCTTTAAACCACATAGCTTCAAAAACTACACGTTGTATAGGGGCTAGATCAGCTCTACAAAGATCCCAAGCAGCAATACAAGGGTTTTGTCTATAAAAATTTATTAATTCTGTCCCTTGTCTATATATGAGTTTTCTATTTTTTATTTTAACCAGGTGAGACACTAAGAGGGATCACCTCCCTCTTCTAATTCTACATCTAAATCATACCTATTTCCTTCGAATTTATTATATTCTTTTAGAATTATATCTTCTTCTAATTTATGTGTTTTTATCTTGTCCTTTAACTTTTTCTTTTTATCCTCTTCAAAAGCTACAGCTAAATCAATAATTGAAAAACCCTTATGTTCATGTGGATTTATTCTATCCTTCCTTCTGGTAGATAAACTTTCTTTAAGTTTTTCGTTCTGCTTGCGCATCTTTTCAATCGTACCTGCTATATCAAGCTGCGCATCTGTACTACCTTTGCTTGTCTTTAACAAGCGTATTTCAAGCACACGATTCATAGCCAAACTCATTACATCATCCATATCACCGGCTGTGAGATCATCGCTTTCAAAATCTTTTAAATAAATATCTACCAAAGACTCATATATTTTCTTTTCCTCCGGATTAAATATATCATCTATAGGTATAACCTCCTTCAGCATCTCCTTCGCTTTAGGAGGACTTTTAGGCCTACCTTGCTTTGCCATGGCACCTCCTTAAAGTTTATCATAAGCATCGTCAGGATTTAAACCATTTAACTTACAAAATTCTTTAAATAAAACTATCATTTCAGGCGTTACATTATGGCCGAAAAATTCTATAAAATTACCACATGTAAGCTCTATTCGCCGGGTATTCCTCAACGACCTATCAGTCATAACATCTGTTAAACTATCTAAATCATTACGTACATCATGTACCCAACCACATGTATCATCGTCGTCACATCTACAATAACGTTTCTCTATTTCTTCTGAAAGTGGATTTAACTTTCTAAAATATAAAATTAAAGATTTGGAAATTTTATCCTTAGTCTCTTGTGTGTGTCTTTGACCTTCTTTACTTTTAGAAATCTTTTGTTTACTTTCTTCGCTTAACCTAAATCCTTTAGGCCTGCCTCTACGTTTCTTTTCATCTCCATTCCTATCATCAATTGTCAATCATTACACCTCCTCAACGCTTACATAAGCGTTACAATTTTTACAGACAATTCCTACAGTATTAACAGATACATAAAAAATCTCTCCGCATTTTACACATTTTACATAATGTCTTCGGCCTGCTTTTCGTGGCTTAGAAAATTTAAATGGTAAATTTTTAAACTCATCAGCATGTCTACTTTCTCTATGTATCTTCTCTCTATGCCTACCTACACCGCCCTCAGGTTCCCAACGTCTTTCAGTAGAACCTGGGGAAAGTTCGCCTATCCCTAAATCCTCATTTATCGTAAATCCCATATTACCTCCTACTATCAACTTCTACACAACGTTTTGACGCTATATAGTCAGATATATACATACATAACTCTTCCATAGAGTAATTTGATAGATCTTTAACCCATTTACCTGTTGACCATAAACCATAATGATAACCAACCATATTTCTTATTAAATTATATGATTCATCATCTAATAACATTGTGTCTCTTTGAACTTCATCGACTAATTGGGCCGCTAAGTCAGGATGATTTTTAGTGGTATGACCTGATTTAGTCAAGCCTTGTTTTCTTAGATCATGTATAATACACGCACTTAAAATTTCATCTCTATGATTTTCACAACCAAGCCCACGACAAAACTCATACGCTACAGTAAAAACTTTCTTAGTATGTAAAATAGTTCCATCTGGTCCCAACTCATTAATTGGATGATATTTACCAGAAGACGATGCCGGACAATCCGTGAAAAAATAATCCGGCGCTGCTACCAAACATAGTTTTGTAAATTCTTTTACACTATCATCAAATATTAAATCTAATTCCTTTTCAAATATCGCTACCCTTTCCTCAACTGAAACCATTATATTTAATTCCCCTTTACCTTTTTTTCAATGTTAAATCATCAGTATATAAATTAACTCTTTCAACCCGTATACTTTGATGATTGGGATTATACCCTGGTGTTGGAAATTCTCCACCTCTATAATTTCTGGGATAATCACTAAAAACCATGAATCTAGATCTCTGGTTAGTTTGTCTAGCTATGGTCCAACCTTTTCTAAATCTGATCCAACTAGGTTCTCTATAAGCCTCTTCTGAAATTGGCATATTAATAACCCCTTTTTAACTTTTTATTTGTTTACAAATAGACATACAATTAGCATAAAATTCTTGCCAATTACCATCACGTTTGCTAAACAATAAATCAGCTTGTCTAGAACAATGCGAGTTGCAAAACTGCGAACTTCCTACTTCTATTCATCCTCCAAATCAGAATCTTCTTTATCCATTTTCTTCATCTTTTTCTTCATCTTAGGTTTCTTAGGACTGCCACATTTCTTTGCGCCTTCTTCATACTCATTATACTCATCTTCTTTACCTTCCACAATTGTGTTAGGTTCAATTTGGCTGGCAGTCAGGGTCCCCATTAATTCCATAGCGAAAGAAGGCACGGTCTCACCTTCCCATTCTACACCAATATTCATATAAGCTTTCTCACCTACTTTAGCTACCAGTCTGGCGCTATTATAATTATCTTTACTTTTATTTATACTGGTATAAACAATATCATCTGGTGCTACTTTAATTGTTAAACCTTTTTTCTTACTTGCCATTTTATTTCTCCTTTAAACAATCAAATTTAACTTCTTTGAATCCATTATGAATTTAGCTACATCTTCAGCCGCTCGATCTAAATCTTCAAGCGTTCCACTGTTATCAACTTTAAAATCAATTCTATAACCTTCGTCTAAAGCCGTTTCAGAAATATGCTGATCATTATGAACATCATCTTTTTCTTTACGTTCCACTCTAACATGATATCCACCCCTATTAACAACAGCATCTACTTCATTGATATGTCTTAAATCAGTAACTATAACGTTTTCAAACCCTTGCTCTTCAACAACTTTAAATAAATATTTAACCCAGAAATCATAATCTATAGTTCTGAAAAACTGGCCGTATGCTTGCATGACTTCCCTCGGCGTCCAAAAATTTTCTTTAATTTCATCATGATCTCTTCGGCCGGCGATCCAATTCTGCCTATCTTTCTTATAACGTCTATCATATTCCTCTTTTTCATCGCCCCAAAGTTGCTCATAGGACATATCAAAATCTTTCTGTATCCTACTCTTCAACTCGTGAGCATAAGCCATGAGAACAAAACTATACCCTGTTTCTGCTTGTAACCTTCGAGCCAACATCTGGGCAAATGTATCTTTACCTGATCTTGCCTTTCCTGAAATTCCTACTAAGTAATTCATAATTCTCTCCTTTAAACCGTTCGTTCTAATTTCTTTCTACACTCATCAACCATGTTTTTTACCACCGTATGTGTTTTATTATAAGCATCTTGTAAAAAACTATCATGGTCTTTTTCATTTTGCTTTACTATAGCATCTCTACGTTTGTATGGATCTTTTATATGCTTAAAATCCTTAGCCACCAAATACACCCCCTAACGTATTCTCAATCGCCGAAATTTATTCATACTTTTCACAACCTCTGTTTCAGCTTTCTTTAAACCTTTGATGGCATTCACTACATCTTTCACCTCTTTATCTAAATCCTTATCCTTTCTTTTTATTTCCGTAAACTTAACAACGTATTCCTTACAATCTTTATCTCTACATTTACGTTTGTTTTCATTACACATACAAACGATATCCATACCATCAAACTTGACCCAGAGCTTTTTAATCAACGTTAGTCCTCCAGTCATTTAGCGATATAGCTTTATCATATATATGAAATTCTTCTATTAATTCATTTCTTTGCTTCATTAAATTCAAAATGTCTAATTTAATTCTGGTATTACATATTAATGATGTTAAAGCTAATATCTTTCTTTCTGTAGCCTGCCTGAGTCTAATTGCCGTAGCAACTGATACTACATTAGAACCAATCTCTACTTCATTTTCAAAATTTACTTTATCTAATATTAATGTATATTTTTGAAATTTATCTTCTAATTCAAATAACCTGTTTATAATTTTATTAAAACTACTAATATCTTTTTCAGTTCTTAAATAAGTCCTTAATTCCTCAATTTGTATTTTAATATACGCCCGTCTGTTTAATAACTCTGATAATAACATATTCAATTCCTTTTGAAATGTGGTTGCCCATCTTAATTTTTAGTCTAATGCTGCGGAACAATTACCGCAAAACTTCAGGTTAGATTTCCATTTCCGCCCGCAAACTTGGCATTGAACTTTTTTCCTAGTTAAGACAGGTCTTTTAACTTTCTTGACTTTTCCTTTACTTTTCACCGCACCTTTCAATCTAATTATTATAACATATGATTGGTTCTCTAAAACCCCTACATTACCATATTGAAAATTTTGATTTGCTTTGGAACCTTTCACCGTTATTCCTTCATCCGGCTGAGGAGAATTCATAAAACAACAATTAACTGATGATAGATCGTTAGTCAAACTATAACTATTACCACCACCGTCGGTTGAACTTGTATAAGTAAACTGCCAATCAGCACCCGAATCACTGCTTTTAAATCGCGTATCGTGCGGATAAACTATCCAAGGCGTTGGCTCCTTCTTAGCTTGCTCATACTTAAATTCAACTCTAACAATTCCGTCGTCTATCCTGTCTCCTCTGAAATCCGATATTTCCTTAGTCTTCTTAATAAATCTGAATTTATGTGTAGCTTTTAACCCTTTAAGAAAACCCTTCAATTCCCTGCTACTATTTCCTGGAACAATATATTGATGGCCACCCATTACATCTTCACCATCAACTTCTATGCTCGCAACCGCTGTTCTGGAATCTTTATTCTTCAAAAGAATTGTATACTCAGAACCAAACGGTAATCTTACTACACTATTTAAATCTCTTAATATCTTACCTTTATGTTTTATTACTGCTATAAAATTATTACTATATACCATTATACTACCCCCTTTTACAGGCTACAGACTAGAGCCTCATTTTATTTTAAAGTCTGTTGGACCATAATGGACAACCACATGTCTTTTTATTCTTCTACTTTAACTTCTTGAGCTTGAATCCCTTTTTCAGTTTCAACTAAAATAAAAGACACTTTTTGATTAGCCTTAAGTGTCTTGAAACCATCCATAACAATACCGCTGAAATGAACAAAATATTCTTCATTTTCTGCGCCTTCTCTGGTTAAAAAACCATAACCTCTTTCATTACTGAACCATTTTACTTCTCCAAAAATTCGCTCCATAATAAATCATTTCCTCCTAATTATTCTTCATCTTCATCATTCTTTTTATTTTTAAAAAATGCCCATTCAATTGGTTTTACTACTATATAGGCGATTACAGTGTCAATTCCGCTCATAATTTTTTCTGTTATTTTCTTAGCGCCTGTAACAATTAAATCATCCCATGGCACGGGTGTCATAGCTACAATTTTATCTGCTATGAGAATTACCAATAATGTAGTATACCAAAATCTGACTGGCCAAAGTAATATATCTATAATTGTACCTAACATTATTAAACCCTCCTTGTTTTATATTTTAAAACGGTTTGGGTCCTAATTTAAAACAAGCCCACTTCGGACCTTTATAAAACACCGGGCCTTTACGAATCACCGGCGGTGATCCACCTGGCTGTGGTTTCTTTCCAGGCGTTGGTCTAGGTTTCTTTCTAGGTCTAGGCCTCATTTTAACCTCCTTTATAA